ATTGAATTAACTAAATCAGTGCCATTAGGCAACGCACAATAGACTTTGTTATCCCACACCCACATAATAGCTTGAGCAATCTGTCCTTTATTAATATTATTTAACGAAGCCCTAATTTTGGTCGAGACAATTTCATGTCTGAAAGCATCAAAATCAGTTCTGGTAACACGTCTAATATTAGCCTCATTATCAATAAACCATACCTCATTTCCTACCTGACATGCACCCCGTGGAGCAACACAGCCCACTTCTTCAGCTACTGAAGCATAGGATGAAGCATTAGATGCAATGGTAAAAGAATTATCTGAAAAGCCTGAGAGGTATTGAATAGAACGCTCTTTAAGTAGCACCAATGTGTCACCTAATGGAACTGCTGTAATGAGTTGTCCGTCACCTGGGACTGTTGTATGATCTGTTGTAGTGTTGTAACTTTCAGGATTACCAAGAGCAGACCAAAAAATATCTTCTGTATAGAGCGTTGAGCCAACCTTTACCTTATTAAGAACAAACATAAAGTTATTAAACCATCGCATGACATTGCCATGAGGCGAGTCTGAACCACCATTAGAAACAGCAGTTAAAGCACTATTAAGCGTGGTCGATCCCCTATCCCAGTACTGCAATACATTATCTGTGTTTCCTGTATAGATCTTTCCTTTAATCTGTACGTTCTCCATCCAAAGATTATTACCAGCAGTTAAGTTATTAGCTATTGCAGACCAATTAGAGCCGTTGAGATACTCCAGTGTAGTTCCATGCGAGCGGAGCATATCAATACCTGAATCTCTAATAAACGCAGCAAGTCCAGTACAAGGAACATTAGGAACATTACCAACAAGAGTAAGACCTAACCGTTGTCTCAGTTGCCCTTGGTACGTTATATCCCAGTTTTGTAAAACTGTTGCTTCGTTTGGTGCTAGTTCTCGAAGTGAGGCAGTAGAATTAAGACCTCCTGAATAATCGGCTTTATTATAGGTAGCTAATTTCATAGAACTCCATCATTGTTGATATTGTCAATATAGAGTCCTTGACCTTCATAAATCTCAATAGATTTAGGCTCATCAATCTGATCTTCCGCAATGCTGTCAACCATTTCCTGCACCCGTTGTTCAAAGCGTTGTAGTTTTGTTTCTGCCGGGCCATGTTGGTCATCAAGATCTAAATAATTTGCATATGCTCCAAGAGAGATAAGTCTATGAAATTTACTATTAAAAGCAGGTGAATCATTTGCTCCCATTTCTGTAGGAATATAGATAAACCAAATCTTTAGTCCCTTAGTAGTGGTTTGTGTGGGGACTGGCAAAACACCAACCTTACCACCTGTTATATAATACTTTGGATTAACTTCGGTATATTGTGGGAGTTGTGTAGGATCTACCATATTTGGAACGTCTCCAATATCCTGCAAAGGCGTTAAGCGTCTCCACGTTCCTGTAAAATTGGCGTAGACTAATTTAACCTGTGAAGCATTTGGAGGCATAAAATATTCCCATTGCCCGGAATTAAGATTAGTGACATCAGCAGTCGTGAAATAGGCTGGATTATCTTGTATGATCTGATCGACCATATACATATATGCTTCATTAAGCCAGCCCAAAAGCACATCATCAGTTGCAATATTGCCAGGGCCAATTCTTCCTTTTAAATCTTTTAATAAATCAGTTAGTGTCATAAAACCAAAAAAGCCACACGCAAGGTGTGACTCTGTTCAATTAGTCTACAATTAGTCTAGCAATAAAAAAACAAATATACAACTAACCGCCTAGATTAGCTGTTGCTCCCACAATTGCCATTTGCAGTCTATCAACATAGTTTGGACTTGAGCCAGTGGGCTGTAAGGTTGTAATTGAAGTATATGAATCTCCTGCTGCCCAATGATTAGTCCATACTTTATATTGATTCATAAGAGTAAAGAAGGTTGTCAAACAAACCTGCCATTCAGCAGTATTAGGGACGCCATACTCCCCACAATGCAGGTTAACAAGATTATTAGCTGCCCATGCGAGCATAGGTGTTAAATCAGGGCCAATTGCTGTATTGTTTGATTCTGCAAAAGATTGTTGATAACTGCCTGAGTGGTCATTATCAAAATAATAATGGAAAGAATAGGTTATTAAATTATATGGATCATTTAACCAGGGGATAGGATTTGTCCCATAGCTACTGGTAAAATTTTGCCCTCCAGCCCAGTGATCGAATTCTGCAAAGATGCCATGCGTTATGTCCTGCTGTCGTATTGCATCAATAGCAGCCTGATACATAAGTGTTACTGTTGCATTTACATTATAATTTGTAGGCGTTGAAGGTACAGGCATATCATGTGGTTCATTCATTAAGTCATATGCAAAAACAGTAGTATCATTAGCATACGCAGCAGCAACCAAACCCCAGAACTGAGCAAATTCATCAATTGATACTTGTGGATCTCCAATTCTAACTTGTCCTCTATTGCCTGTCGTTGTATCCCCGTTAATATTTAAAACAAGGGTATCAATTTGCACATGCACTCCTGCTGCAAAGAACGCAACTTGTCCATGCGCTAATGCTCCATCACTTGCTATTGAGTTAGTTGTAAACAATGGTGTACCATTCAAAGAAACATTGATCTTGCCGTTTGTTGCTTGATTCACATCAATATCAACTGCATAGGTGCTCACCGTACCCCATGTTTGGGAGCCTGTTGCAAGTTGTGTTTTCACCCCTGAAATAATTTTATTAAGTGTCCATGAATTACTTGATACATCTGCTGCAAATTCATAACAGTTATTATCATCAATCCACATAGGTCTGACATATAACCCTTCCCCACCAAAAGACGTATCACGAGAGTTAAATTTCATATTAAATGAGACATGATAACCTGTTGCAGGTGAAACAGGATTAATTGCAGTCCCCAATAATGATTCTCCATAATCACGAAGGACAATAAAACCATTCTGGCTGTAATCAGCATAAGGATAATTAAGCTGTGATACAGCACCCGTAAAGTTATCTGTTATTCCACCGCTTAAAGGACTAACAATACGCCTACCATAATTATGACAATCCAAAATAACCTTTAGTCCTGCTGATTTTGCCTTGGCAATTTGGTCATCAAGGATTGCTTTGTATGATGAATCAAGTGCACCATTAAGGCTAGGCTGTAACCGTTCCCACAAGAAGGCTAAACGAACTGTAGTAAAACCTTTTGCAGCAAAGTAATTATAGGTATTCTGCGTTGATTCAAAAAAGGATGTACCCAAAGTCCCTGGCAATTGTCCAGGATTCTCAAGACCAGATAAAGAAATGCCACGCCTGACAGGGATTTGAGGAGGTGTAGTAGGAATTACTGGAGTAACTAAAGGTGTTGGGCAATTATCTTCAGCCCAGGTAGTTGAAGGAGCTGCATCAGCAACCCAGGTAGTGATAGGACAAAAAGCCTCTCCTATTATTGATGGATTTGTAGGAGGCGTGGGTGAAGGAGTTGGTGTTACTGGTGCTGGAGATGAACCAAGAAGTAAAAAGCTTCCATCCCCAAGGAGTAAATATGAACCGTTTCCTAACTGTAATCTATCTTCCATAACATACTAATAGCCTTTAGCATAATTGATAACATCCCATTTTGAAGACGCACTGTTATATTTACATTTCAGGTAGTCATACTTTCCAGCTACTATATTTGAGATAGTAAACGCTCCTACATCAAATGCACTACCAAGGGTTAATGAATGACTTGATGAGTCAGCATTCTTTATTCGATAAGTAATCTCTTGACCATCCTGCGGATTAGTTGGATTACTGATTGTCAAATCAACAGTAGTTGAAACCTCAAAGCTATTTGCAGCATAAGCATTCGTAGCAACTGCACCGCCTGTTACAGAAAGCGTTGCAACTCCAGCGACAAAGGATGCAGGGACAATCATGGCTCCCGTTGAATCATTCAGCCAGGTAATAGAACCATTATTAGTAACGCCTCCAAAAGTAAAAGGATCTGATACCGTACAATTAGAGCCACTATCAACGGTTAACCATTTAGCACTCGCTCCGTTATTAATATCATTAAAGCCATGGATTCCGATACCATAGGAATTATTTGTCAACCAAATGCCTTTACCACTCGCAAGCGTTCCTAACTCATAACACGCATTCATTACAATGCCATTTGATCCATCAATTTTGTAGGGGATGCCAGGGTAATTGGTTGATCTATTATTAGGATTCTCAACACCGCACGCATTCATAGCAATTCCCTGACATGCTTTAAGCCAATACCCAATACCACAGGCATCTGCTGCGCAGGAATTAAAGGTACAATAAATCATAGTATCCAAATGAAAGGCAGATTGTAAATTACCATCACCATAGCAAGCAGTAAATGTGCAGGACGTACCAGCAACAGAAGAAAGACCTACAATATGGAAACCATCGCCCACACAGGACTCAGTGATTACCCTGTCAAATTGCGTAACAATTGCATTAGTAATATAAATGCCATCTCCCCCGGTATTCCTGATATACATATTTTCAAACCTGAAATATCTATTATTTGCATTGAGAGAACGAACTAAATCAATACCAATTCCTGAACCTGATCCTGTACCCTGCAAGCAAAGATTTCTAAATAATACTTGTCCAATATCTGATCCATAAAATATATCTTTATTTGTGGCTGTTTGTTTAATCATGCAGGTTGGGGAAGGAAGGTCAAATTGATCTGAAGCACCAAGGACTGTAATACCACTGGAAAGAGTTATTTTATCAGTTATGACATACGTGCCAGGTGGAAAATATAACGTACCACCTACTGCTCCTGCTGCGGTAGCTGCTGCCTGAATAGCACTGGTATCATCCGTTGTCCCATCTCCCTTAGCTCCATAGGTTTTTACATTATAAAAAAGTAGCCAGCGTTTATCTGCATTAGCAACAGACAACTGCTTTGTAACATTGCCTGCTGTTACATCTTCCACAGGGAAGAGTGTTGCCGTGTCAGGCGTTGTCATTACTGGTAGATTTTCAATTTTGCTGTCAGCCATAAACCACAAAAAAAGACGCCCTTTAAGGCGTCTCTGTTCAATTAGACTACTCTAGCGTAACAAGTTTACTTACTCTTTGTCAATATCAGAAGCCAATATTAGTAAAGAAGTCTTTTGCCATATCACCTAGAGAAACTTGATTAGCTGCTCCTTTAAAAATAAAATATAGTCTCCAAAGATCATTAAGAGATTGCGTAGTTGTATTACTTAGCTGTGATTGTAAAAAAGCTCGAATTGCATCCTGCTGTGAAACTTTACCTCCATAATAAGCAATTCGCAAATCATGCAGCGAGAAATTGGTTGCTAAACCCGTCTTGTTTTGCAAAGCTATTTTTTCTTGATAATTACGTGTTATTGTTGCTGACATTATGAAACACTCCTTGAACCTACTTGAGTACGACCAGTCAATGTTGCTTGCATCCATAAAAGAACTTCTTTAGGAGTATGCGTTCCATCACCATTGTGAGAAACAACAACATTTGCATTGTCCGCAAAACTCCAAGGCATTACTAAACTGAAACCAGCATTAAGAGCTTTCCGGGTAATACTTCGTACAGCTTGGGGATCGTATAAAGCATTAAATAATTCATCATTTCCAGCTATCGGATGAGAGGAGGCCGTAGGATCAGAATAATTAAGATGCCCAACCTCACTTAACCATTTTGGTTTACTTGTTAATTGTCTAAAATCTGCCATGTAAGTATTATCAGGCCGATAAACGTGCATAGAATAAATGTCTGTTACTGGATCTATGTATGTAGTGCGTTTTGTTGCATCTGAAAAATATTGATAAGTGGCTTGTTCTTCTTCTTCATATTCACTTATTCCAACTGGTTTTGCTGTTGTTGATTTTAAAGCACCATAACACAGCGTTAACCAATCCAATACGTTTTGTTGTGTTACGCTTTCAGTAACTGCATATGCTGAAAACCCAGCAGCACATGAATAAGGCTCGTTGCATAGTTCATACATTAAGATATTAGAAAAAGTATCAACGGCTGACACATAGGCAACCATCGCATTTTTATAGGCAGTTCTGCCATTGCTTGTTAGCACAAGTTCCCATCTTGTATAGCCATCAAGACTTGATGGAGCACTGGGTGTTTCCCCTCTACTCATAACTAAAATGCAGGATATACCATGTGAATTAGCCTTGGTAAGAAAGTCTTTTAAATTATCACGATATGTGCTGTTCATGGTAAAAACTGAGCTTGCATAGGACATGATTGATTCAAGTGGAGCAAATACACGAATTTTAGTAATGCCACTGGTTTGTAATAAAGCTAAGTCATTATCTGCTTTTGTAGCATCATAGCTTTGGAGCCATGTTATCGGGTTAGTCCCATCATGAAGATTCATATTATAATAATTAATCCCTAGTGTGGTAGGCGTATAATTTGGCCGATTATCATACCATGCTGGATTAGATCTTGTAGTTGCACTTCTCATGTTGTTAAGACTAACCATGCACTAATAGTCTGTGTTATTCCTGCCTGGTTAGTAACAGTAATACGCACATAAGGAGCCGTCAAATCACCTGCAATAATTGGAAATTGACTACCACTACTATCATTAATATAATACCATCCAGAGACTCCATTATCAGGACTTACTTCTAATTTAAGATCTAAGTTACCACTTGCACCTGCTGCAAAAGCTCTATATTTGCGATATATTCCACTTACAATAGCAGAAGATGAATTAGAAGCATTATTAGCTAAAGATGTGTTTGTCTGAGTTTGCGTAGTGACTGTCTTAGCTCCACCTACTAAAATGTTATTAGTTAAATCTTCACCAGCAATTAAACTTTTTAGATTAACATTGAGCCAATCACTGACTGGATCAAAAAGCCTTTGAAATATTTCATGCAGCACTGTATTAGCCATATAACAAAAAAGACAGCCCTTTTCGGCTGTCCTGTTTCAATGAGACAATTAAAGTATGACTGAACTGCTTACTTCTTGTCAAGATTATAATCGAATATACTGATTCCCGGCCAATCGCATAGCTAATTCTCCATCTACAAAAATGAGTTGTGGTTCAGGTTTTGAAACGGTTGATAATATACGTGCTTTTCCTGTAATAGTTCTTGTCGTTGTCCCTAATATATTTGCTTTTCCTGCAACTGTTTGAACAGAAAGTGAAACTAAATTAGCTTGTCCTTGAATAGTTTGATTAGAAACCTTAGTAATACGACTTTTCCCTTGAATAGTTTGTATGCTCACAGCAGTAATACGAGCTAAGCCTTGAATTGTCTGGGTAGTTGATGCCGTAATTCTTGCAAGTCCTGGAATTGTTTGCACAGTAGATGCAGTAATACGAGATAAACCTTGCATTGTTTTATTTACTACTTGCTGAATCCTTGCTAAGCCCTGGGTGGTTTGCGTGGTAGTAACATTGCTAACTGCTATTTTTGCAAGCCCTTGGATGGTTTGATTTACTGACTGTTGTATTCTTGCCAAACCTGTAATGGTTTGTGTTGTACTATTTTGAATCCTTGCCTTACCCGTAATTGTTTGCAATGCGGAGGCCGTGATACGTGTCACACCTTGCTGAGTCTTATTAACTATTTGTTGTATTCTTGATAGTCCAGTCTGGGTTTGCGTGGTTGATTTACGAATATCACCTTTACCCAGAATTGTTTGTAAGGTTGTTGCAGTTATTCTAGCTAAACCCTGCTGTGTTTGGTTAACTACCTTTTGAATACGACTTTTCCCTGTCTGAGTTTGCAAAGTTGTTGCTGTAATTCTTGCCTTACCTAATTGCGTCTGCGTTGTCGTAGCAGTAACCCGAGCTTTTCCCGTTTGAGTCTGATTTGTAGTAGCGGTTATTCTAGCTAAACCTTGTTGTGTTTGATTAGTTGTAGTGTTAGTATTTGGTTTGAGTGATACAGCAAAAGACTCCCATGCACCGGACACAGAGGAGGTGAAAGTTTGTGCTCCACTGCTCCCTGCCGTGACTACTAATTTGTCAGCCATGTATACGCCAATTTTTGTCGAGTTATTCCCCCCATTATCGCTAAAGGTGCGCTTTGTTGCGGTATCAGAAGAAGAGGTAGCACCTGTTTCAACCTGTGCAACACCTCCAACAAACCAAGCGTTATTAACGCCCGTTGTAACTGCATTCATCGTTATTGCCGTTCCTGAATTACCATTTGCAGTACCCGAAGCATCAATAGGAGTTGAATTATCAACCCCACGATAAGCCATTAATGCAGCCTCAATATCTACCGTTGTAGCTATCGTATAGGTTGATGGGTCACCAGCCTGCACGACACGTGTCCACATGGCAACACCAGCATTTGATCCATTGCCATGATAATTTTGTGAGGTAAAAGCAGCACCACCATTAGAAATAGCGGTCACTTTATCGGTAGCACTATTTGTTCTCTCAGCAATAATACAAACCAAGACATCTCCTGCCGTGGTGCCTGTTGGAACAGTAATTGTTACGTTTGATCCTGTGCCTCCAGCAACTTGTGCTGTAGATGTAACTGCTGATATTGCCATATTAAGAAATTGCTAGTTTTTGTTGGTAGTTTTTCCCTTTAATATTACATTGCCACCCTATGAAATACTCAATAAAATGTCCTGCTTCCTCTCGTTTTATTTGTTCTCCTGTTTTTGTATCATAGGTTGCATTATAGTCATGCGTATGCTGTCGATAAAATATTAAGGTAAACTTTTCAGGCAACGTAGGAAGCTTATCTGATTCAAGTAAAATAGGCAGTCCATTCACTTCAAAAAGTCCCGTTATTAAATCAACTGTTACCTTTTGTCCATTACCTACTAAAGAAAAGCTTCTTAGTTCTTTACCACTTTGCAAGACATCATAAAATTCAGAGCGTTTTTCAGGATCTAGTTTTGATCTATCTTCTGGGGTTTGCTCAATAACACTACCATCAATAAATTCAGCTACAAAAAGATATTTGAGGTTAACTTGTCCCATTGTATTGTTACCAGTAATTATTCTGTAGGTGTATCTACAGGTTGTGGTGCTCCAAAGATTTTAGAAAGCTTTTTCTCCTGTTCTTCTATACTGATTTGTCCCTCATTTGCCTGTTTGTGTTTTTCAAAATATTCATCAAATGATTCTGCTGGATGATCTGCTGGAAGCTTTAAAAATCTATCACAAGGTATATCATTTACAACATTTTGACACTCAAATAAAAACTCCCCATTGCCATCAATACTGCATTTATGAGGTGTTATTACTTGGCATTTAGCACAAAATATATCTTTAGTATAATTAGCCATATTTAATTCTCCTGATATTGTAAGGTAAGTGTTACTTGAGCAGTATCGCCTGCTGCTGCACTACTTGTTGTTTGCAATTGTGTTGTTAAGAAGTTTGTATAACAGGGATTAGTTGTCATTGATGAAGCTTTACCAGTAGCCTCTGGGCCAGTTGCACCAAAGAATACACCAACGCCAGAACCAATTGAAATAGCTGATGTCATGTCAGTTGTCAGGTTGGTGTCAGCAGTTGTTGAGGGTGTCACATAGAGATATCGTGTACCATCACTAGAACATGCTGGTACACCTTTAAGTGTTAATCCTGTACCAAATGCTGTTGCAGTATGAGCAAAAAGACCTGATAAGATCTGATTAAATGTACCTGAGAAATGACCAAACTGGTTTTTCTGATAGGAATTATTTCCTGCTGTAATGGGATTAGACGAATAAGCGGTGGTTGAATCATCAATATTTTTCCAATTTACCTCTGTTCTTGCAGCAGTACGAGTTGTACCTTTTGCAGGTGAGCCTGTTGACGCTCCGTTGTCTTCTTCAAATTCAAATGTTGCTGCCATAAACAAAAAATGAGCCGTCCCCAAAGTGGGTACGACTCTATTTCAATTAGTCATCTCTAGCGTAGCAATATACCAAGTCTCTTGTCAAGAGATAGTTTCAGGATCTGGTAAGTGAGGCTATTTGTGTTTTTGTTGAATCAGTAAATACTAATACAAGGGTTGCAACCAGTGTCCCTCCTGCGCCTCCTGTTTTAAAAACATAGGTATCAGTTACTGAATCAGTTGCTGTGTAACTCATATAATCATAAGTTGGAAGATTTAACCCACCTTTATTTAATAAACCATTAGTTGAGGTAAGCTTTTCATATTGGAGTGTATTAGGATTCCAGCCAAACAGAATAGAACGTTTGCCAACAATATTTGCACTATCATCACTTTGATCTTTTTCTATCTGGGAATTGTATTTGATGGGTTTATCAGCCATAAAAAAGACACACCTTTTGAGTGCGTCTGTATTCAGTAAGACAATTTAAGTATGAATGAGTTAAGCAGTTATTGTCAACTGTTTCAGCTCTTCCCGTATTTGATCCATCGCACGATCAACATCATTTGCATTTCTTGCCAGATATGTTTTAAGCATCTGCCTAAAAGTATCTTCTGGGAATTCAACAAACACCTTGTCTGTATCAGTTAATATTGCGTATCTCATCGCATCATTGCATCAGCCTTCTTTGAAAATATCCGTGATTTAATACGAAGTTCAATATAGTGGGCCACTCTATCAAGCCTGTTTGGGTTAGTATTATCTCCCATTCTCAGCTCCATATTTCTAAGTTCTGGAATAATAGCATCATCTTCATAGCCCATCTCTTTAAACCATGATTTGATTCCATCTATTTTATCTGCCATTGCTTCATCTGGTGCTTCAAGATTAAAATACTCTGATAAAACAGGGTCTGCGTTTATTTCTTTACTGCTATTTGGTGCTAATACTTCATTGCCAACTTCCAAAGATTGTCTAAGCTTAATACTAGCTGATTGCATTGCGTCTTTTACATCCATAGTTATAATATACCACGATACGCATCTAAAAAAGTCTTTACATGCGTCTGTGCATTCCATTTCTCTTTTACTTCATCCTGTGCAGATAATCCTAATTTACGTCTCAAATCAGCCTTGAGAATCAATTGCTCCATGTTGGTATAAAACTGCTCTGGTGAATCATAATACAAAGCTGCATTAATCCCACTCTTACTATATGGTAGGATGTTTGCAACAACACTTGGTACTCCCATGGCTGAGAACTCATACAACTTTATTGAACTTTTATAATGGTTGAAAGGTAAGTCAGCTAGGGGAATAATAGCAGCATCTAAATTAAGAAGCATTGTATGATAGGAATACGCTTCAAATGACACCCATGGATGCACTTCGACAAAATCTAATAAATCTTTATCAATAAGACCTGTAAATGCTGAACCTGCAAGAATCAATTTAAACTTATATTTCCTTATTAATTTATTGAGTGGTTCTTTTAGTGAGAACCAATCTTCATAGTGTGAGATGCCACCACTCCACCCTACCCGTAGTTGTTCATTTTCTTTAAAGTTTGGTTTCCACCAGACATTCGTATTTATTGCATTGGGAAGGATTGCAACTCGTTTATTAAATTGTCTGGCATATTCAGCAAGTTTTCCAGTAGTAACTGAGATCATATCAACCTTACGCATTCCAAGCATTAGATCCATGATTCTTTTTCTATTAAGTACTTCATCAAAACCCTCTTTCCCATTCTTCCAAAGCCATTGCTTTGTCCCATTATCATAATATTCTTTCGTTCCATATTCTTTGTAATGCTGTGAGTAAGGTGAAATAAGCTCGATATTGTCATCTATATCTAAGACTGTCTTTGCGTGAAATGGTTCTATCTTAGCCTCCTTTGCATATTCATTAGCAGCATCTTTGAGCATTTGCAGGCCAACCTCTGCACCCTGTCTTATTACTAAAATATCTGAAGCACAGAGAGCTTGCAGAATTGCAACAGGATCATCAGCTTCTTTATCTATGACATGTGTATCAGAATCTGAATATTCCTGGATCATTTCAAAGGGTTGTCTGACACGCATCCATCCACACCCGCCTCTATCAACTGGTAATGATAATATTTTTATTGGTTTTGCAGCCATTGTAATAACCTCTCAAAGCCCTGTTTAGTAGTAAATTTATTCCTATATTTGTAATACATATCATATTTCTTATTACTGCAACCTCTGGCTAATACGCCTGAAGGTTTGTCTTTTGTATGCTCAAATTTAGGCTCAAATCCAAGTATTTCACAGCATATTTTCGCCACATCATCTACGGTTACTTCTTCTTCAGAACCGATATTAACAGCTCCGTGATATTCCTTAGCCATTAATACTTCATAGATCTTTTCCATTGCATCTTCTATATAGGTAAAGGTTCTTATTTGCTTACCATTCCCCCAGATTTCAATAGGCTTATGAGTTCTTTGTGATTCTATAGCCTTAGTTGCAATAGCTGTTGGAAATTTCATTCTTTCCCCTTCAATCTCCTGATACTCTCCAAAAACAGTATGTTGAATCCCAACTCTCGCATCAAAAGGAGCACGTTCACAAAGCTTTGTCATCATAAGCTTTTCCCAGCCGTACATTTGATCTGCCTCGGCTGAATAATTAAGGAGGTTTTCTTCTAGCATCGGTGCATCCCCTTCACGCATTTGTAAATTAACTGGATAGATACAAGCACTTGAAGAGTAATAAAGACGCTTCACTTTCATAGCCTGACATGCTTGTAAAATATTCATATCCATTGTCATATTATTGATATAAGGCGTGTAATCATTGGCTGAGAAATACCCAACTCCGCCCATATCTGCTTGTAATGCAACAACATAATCCATGCCTTCAACTGCTAACAAACAATTACTTAATACACGTAAATCCAATGCTGTTACTTGATCCGCATATTTATATAAAGCAGCTCGTGCAGGCTTAAATGATCTGCCAACAGCTCTTACATAATGACCTTTCTCTTTGAGAAATTTAATCATGTTTGCCCCCATAAATCCTGATCCACCCAATACAACAATTTTCATAATAAATTTCTAATTCTCCATTGTTTTGATGCTTCTACACGATATTCTCTATGACGGTAATAATATTTTTTAAATCGTTCACTCATTATTCTTCTGCTTAACTCAGGGTTATCTCTTTGGAATCGTAATTGTCTTTTTCTCTCTCGTGATATAGGTAAGTCAGTAAATTCATCAACTATCTTTGGTCTTGCCATAAATGCCTCCTTTGCATAAATGTATTCCTATCTTGCCCTTCACTTCTCAGCCCTCGTTTATAAGTTTCATCAACTTGAGCTTTCCCCCATGCAAAATGATTATGTTCCACCTTACTTTCTGGGCAATAGTTATATACTCCACGACTCATGGCGGTCTCAGTTAATTCAACATCTGTGTAATTATGCACATAGGGATATAAAACCGTGTCTTTCATATCAATAACACCAGAATATTTTTTAATATAATCTCGTGCCACTAAGTAATGCGTGGAGTTTCTTTGCTCTCCAATTGGGATCTGCCCTAAATCATTTGTCCCAACAACCTTGATCTTGTCAGACATATGAGATAAAGCTTCTTCTAACCAATTAACATAAAATCCCAAATCATCAGCACCTGTGAAAAAATATGGCTCACGAGTTTTATGGTAAGCAGTATTGATAGCATCTGCATAACAAGGCTTGCCCTCGTTAACAATTAGCTTTGCTCGCAGTGGTTTTATTGCATCAATTGTTGCTTGATCTCCATTTTCAACAATGAAATATAGCTCAAATAAATCAGGGGGTGTATTCTCATAGAGATTGTCGACAACTCTAGACAACTCATGAGGACGGCCAAAAGTAGGAATAAAAATACCCACCTGTTTTGTTTTTTGTTTTTTAGGTATATTAAACATTAAATTATTGTTCTTCAAATATTATTTTCACTATATATGCTTTTCCTTCCTTGTCCTCAAAAAGATGAACTAATTTTTTATTATCTTTTTGATCTATCAGACATTTCTCAAGAAATTCATCAATACCCAGTTTTTTTAAACGTTGTTTCTTTGTTTCCTGCGATTCGATTCTCATTCGATCTATAAAACTGTCAATTTTCTCTCCTAATGTCATACAAATTCATACTCCTTTAAAACACTCTCAGCCATGTATTTACTATCGAATAACTCTATATTTTTAGGGATGTCATAGGTTGCTTTTTGTAGAATATGCCCTTGTTCATCAACATCGTAGACAAGTCCCGGTTTGCCACACAGCCAGCCCTCAATTGTGGTGCGTCCTACAAAAATCCCTGCTGTTTCATCACATTCTTTAACCAAATCTTCAATATTCCATCTGCTATGCAAGAATTCAACGTTATTAGGTAGATTTTCACCAAAAGGATTAAGAGGCAAGACAAGCTTTAACACATGCCCTTCACTTTCAGCAGCATCTTTAACTAAATCCATAATTACATCTCGTCTTAGATGGTCAAATGTCCCAACAAACAGCGTGGTATATTTCTTATTCTTACGAGGCGTGTAATCAGTATTAAACCGTGTTGTATCAACACCATTCCATACAACAGCAGTTTTCCCATTCAACTCTTTATATCTATCATTCCAGAACTTTTTAATTTCAGGTCTAACTGCAATATATTTGCCTATCTTTTCATCTATTAATGGTTCTTCATAGGATAAAAGCGAGTGTAATACTTGCATATGAAAGGCGTTAGGAAAAGCTTTGAGAGCATAGCTTGTTGGTTGTGGTTGCGAGTTAATTACTAAATCAGGCTCAAATTCAGGATGGTCAAAGAAAGGATAAATATTTACTTCTGAAGGAGTTTTAGCAGCAATTTCCCCACCAATTTGATTAGCAAGAATAGTCACCTCAGCGTTGCGTTTAAATAACTCACGGGCCAACTCATAAGTCCACAATTCAGCACCTGTGAGATATTTATAATTATTGAGTGTTAAAACTATTTTCATCGAATATCGTTTGTTAATCTCCAAGGTAATATCAATTCATGTCTCAACACCTTCGGATTAATCTCCCACCCAAATCCATACATAGGTTTGAATACTGCCTTACAAAATTCATAAACATACCCATTAGGAAAACGTACTAACTCTCTATGTGATTTGTCTTTCCACCCATGCTGAAAAGCTTTTGTGTCCCTTGCATTTTTATATAATGATAAGATTTGAGGATCGTTATATGTTTCATAAATCATTGATCTAGCATATTCATTCCATTTATCAGCTTGAGCAATTAAGCTAAGACGTAATTTCTCATCATTTACAACAGGGAATTGATCTGAAAGTTTTTGTGGTTTTGATACAAACTTACTTGCCATACAACGCAAAAAAACCGCACACCAAAATAGATGTACGGCTTCATTCAATTAGCCAACAGTATAATATACCCTAACCTTCTACTTGTAAACTATATCTATCTATAACACGCAAAGAAGCTCCCCCATCATTGAGAAGAGAGAGCCTACTTCGCCTGGACAAAAATTAACTAGGATGTTGAAAGGTTCTGATTAGAACCACTTGCAGCTTCGTTTCTCGCTTCAAGTGTCAACTCCATAACAAGTGCTCCACGTTTTGCATCACCAACAGTTGCCACATCAACGGGTTTGAGGCCACGTAATATAGCTACCGCCCACTTGTCAGTTTCAAGAATAGCTGTTTTAGCAGTATCCATGAAAGGATCAAGTTTGATGGTTTGCATACCAAAGTCTGACTCATATGCTGAGACATAATTGGATAACTTGGAATTACCTTGCATTTGGATTTGACGTACATTAGGCGTTGAGAAAGCTGAAATCTGCCGTTTCTGGAAACCGTTTACATATGTTGTATCAGGTCTTCCACCAGCAGCCCAGATTGTCTGAAGTGCATTGTTATAAAGCGTTTCAGTCAAGTAATGGGCAGCAGTTCCAGTACCAGTTTCAACGTTTGTTGCGATATACGTTAATATACCTTTCAAACGTCTTGCTGTACCGGATGCACCGGAATTACCAGTACCTGTGATAAGTGCTTTTTCAACATCAGTTGCAATTTCTTTTATACGTTTCTGCATTTGATATGCAAATTCGTCATCAAGACCTGCTACATTAACTGCTCTTTGCGTTTCAGAGACCTCAACAGCTTTTGTAAAGATCTGTGTCCTGTTTCCAAGACGAGTTCTTACTGCTGGGATAGCAAATGAATAATCTGCACCTTCGATTTGTGCGTTATCACTTCCCGTACTAAGCGTGTCAGTTTGCCATTCATGATAGGTTGCATATGCTTTGACTTTAGGCAAGTCATTGTATATAGGCGTATCATGAAGCGTGATGGTAGCAATCAGATCTGTTAAATCTTCTCTATCACCAACTGCGTCAAAAGTTTTAAGTGCTGTACTTTGAGACATGTAATCACCTCCTATCTCAGATCATTTAGCTTTTCGAGAGCCGTCTCTTGATTAGTAAATGAACTGCATTTGGATCGCCGTCTTGAGCGGCTTTTTTAAGATCATCACTTGTTACACCAGTATTCGCACTTCCCGTTCCATTGCTTGATTCAGATTGCACACCACGAGTTTTACTTAATGCTGATTGAATGCGTGCATTCATGATTTCAGCATCGTGCATCTGTTTATATGCAATCTCTAAGCCCTTAGCATTACTCATGCCAAGTTGTATTGCATAATCTGTTACAGCTTGAGCGTCATATTTAGGCAGTCCATCTTTTCCGTTATATTTACTTGCCAGGCGAGTATGCTCTTGTTCTACTGCATTGACCGCTTCTTGTCGCTGTATTTCTTCTTTTGATACAAAACCTAATTCAGGTGCTAATTCTTTAATCAAACCTTTCAGTTGCTCTTTAGCAGCTACAACTTCAGCAGGTTGCTGGGGTTGTAATTGTTGTGCAATTTGATTCTGTTGATTTCTGATTGCCTGAAGTTCTGCCTGAGTTTTTCTGAAGTTATCATTAACCTCTTTAAACCTGTCATAGGGCACGGTTTTATCTCCAGCTTCAGCAGACTGATTATTCTCCCCGTTTTCAGTAGGGTTTTGTTCTGTAGTCTCTAAAGCTGGCGTTTGTTCACTCGGTGATGAGCCAGTGTCAGTTGTCGTGTCTGGTTGTGTGTTTACATCTGTTTGGATATTTTCATCCATAGTTTTACCTCCTTTCTCGGTCTAACAACGCATTTAACGTGCCTTCGCCACGATGGTTAGCCGTATATTTCAGTCAGTTTTCAATTTGACTGAGAAAAGGGAACGGCTGCCCAGCACATTCCCTCATACTCAATCAGCAAGCTGCTTTCTTGCTATTTGTTTGAGTGCTGGTAACGAAACCAGCCTTATTTGTTGCTTGTACTCCAGTTTTCATTGATTTTTTCAGCTTCTTAGCTGTTTTTTGCATATATCCTTTATTAGCCATAATTATTTACGCCCTCCAAAATTACGGGCAAAGTTAGCTTCTTTTCGTAAAGCTGGACTCTTACTATGAAGTGCTTTGCTAAGCTTTTTAGCAGGAATTGGCTTACCCTGTGGCACTCCTAACTTCTTATGTAACAATCCTTTATGTGATGGTTTAATCAGTGACTTTGCCATATTATTGAGCTTGCACACCCCCTCCCTGCATACTTAACACCGCATGATTTTTCACCATCTCTAATGCACTTGATATATCAGGGTTTTGCTGTCCTTCAGGCGAGTTTATAAAGGCTGTCAGATACTGAATAAATTGTGGCGTTATCTTTTTAGGCATAGGTGGCAACGGAGCACCATTATCAACAGCATTGATTACCTCTTTAATAAAGGCAATTGCTTGCATTGCGCCTTGATCTTGAGGCTTCTTAGCAGCTTGTGCCTGTTGTTCAGCCTGCTGCTGTTGCGCCTGTTGAGTCTGCTGAATTTGTGCCTGCTGTTGCTGTTGTTCTAATTGCTGTTGATGCTGTTGAGCACTTTGTTGCGCTTGCTGTTGACCCTGCGCTTGTTGAGCAGCTATCTCCTGCTGTTGCTGTACTTCTTGCTGATGCTGTTCTTCCTCTCGCATCTGTTTCACGATGTCAGCAATTGGCCCAACATTGTATGCTTTTAAAATCACATCAGGTGGCAAATTAGCCATTTGTGGGAAGGATGCTAAATCTTTCATAGCTTGCCGTCTGCCTTCACTGGTATAAGCCATATATGACGAAATCTGGACATCTACAGCACATTTTTTAGGAAGTATAATAGTTTTATTTGGCTGCACATCTCCTGGCTGTTGTGGTTGCCCTGAGAAGTTTTGTGCCACAGGCTGTTGTCCTTGCTGTTTCAAATCTTCATCAGCCTCTTCACCAATAACCTTAAAGAACATCTTCTCCCCTGTTGTTGTTGATGTAATAACATTACGAGCTGTCACTGTCTTTTGAGCAAGAATTGAGAGCATATATTCATAGACATCTTCCAAAAACTCCTCAGTATTCTCCGTTAACTCACTAAGATTAGTTGAGTCACCTTCCTGTAATGCCTCAATTGCAACACCGCTTGTAGCATCTGGTGAACCCTCACCACGACTGGCATCATGTTGGCAACCAATATCTTCAATGTATTGATTAATACGCTCTATTTGATTGCCTAACTCTTGTGAGAGTTGTGGTATTTCCATTGCTTGAGGAGCAAACTGAGCACCCATTTTATGCTCAACAAAAATCCCGTGTTGATTAGTAACCGTCTTAACTCCTGAGTTCTTAGGCATTGAATAGCGTCCTTTATTCACAATGACGTTATATTCCATAGCTGAGGACTCATTCAGTTCTAATGCTTTATTGAGTGGTACGAGGTTTTTAATCCAACCCTGTCCATACATAGAGAGCGGTTCAACATCTGAAGCAAGCCTGAAGAATGGTAACCTATCAAGTCCTGTGTCTTCAGGTTCTCTCACAATCTGCTCACCAACCTTTGCACAAATCATGATTCTATCTTTTTTCGTTTTAACGGTTATCTTCTTTCCTTCATTGTCTGGATCATCCTGCTCTTCTTCTGAATCATAGGATTCCTTATACCAAAATTCCTTTAAGATAACTGACCCATGCTCTTTTTGCCCATCATTAAACATATATTGCCCACGTTCATAGGACATAATTCTTGATTTCAAAGTCGATGCTGCCAGGTTATCATCGCCAACAACAGCATCCCAATCAGCATTCTTATATTTCGGGTCTTTGCGCAAATCATCAATATTACGTCTAATTGCTAAGATCATGTAACGAGCTTCTTTAGGAAGTCGTGCTATTGGGTCAATATATAAGTCATAGGGGTCAACAACATTCACAACGATTGCACCTTGTCCATCTTCTGCGTTTTCATCCCACATTACTTGCCACCAACCAACAGAATATTTAAGAGCATGAAGCATTGTGGCACGCAGCTGAGATCTCAAATGCAAATGGTCATGGAGATAAAACATAAAGCGATTGAGATACATTGCCTGATCTACATCCTGATCGGTCATGTTAAATGGAGTGACTTCTGCTATTGGATCATTCTGGAGAACATGAGATCTAACACTTCGAAGTGTTGAATAAACTTTATTGATGGTTACTTTTGGTCTAGTATCAGTGCGTGGTGTCGATGAAACAATTTGTTGGGTATTTTTATCCCATCTAGCATAATGATTACCGTTGTACCAAAGATCATATTGAAACCATTTCCAGTCTAATTCTCTACGTGCGGATTCTGAATCACTCCACCAGCGGTTTAACATTTGATTGACACCAGATTGAGGGTCGGTCTTTTTACCAACTACTTTTTTAATACTTTTAGTAACGGTGTCCAGTACGTTAGCCATCAGATTCTATTACTCCTTGGAGATCATCACGTGCTTCATCAAGAGAAACTGTCTCATCTTCTGTTTCATCTTCAACTTCATTTGGTGCATCTGTGTGCTCTTTATATTGTGTAAGCGTTCCAGCTTGAATACGGTCATAGAGGTCTTTACGTTCCTTAGCCATAATCTCTATTTGGTCAACTAATTGTTGACGATAACTTTCACTAAGATTTTCCCGTTCTTCCCGTGCTTGTTCTGTTAACCATTCAATTGTCCCTTGCAGTTGTGAGACATACCAGAGGAAACTAAAAACAATGCCGGAAATGATAAGAAGAATTCCTAGGATGAAATAGATAAAAACAAGTGTTTCCATAAAATTCCCACAAAAAAAGACGCCCACTCCGATAAAAGAGTTTGCGTCTGTTTTCAGTTAGACACTAATACTATATATTGCTACTCAACAGGTTGTCAATCATTATTCATGATTCCTTGGTAAGCCCATACCATTTGTAAGTTCTGTGCTTGCTTCAATTTTAGATATTTTTCCTTTAGCATAATTAATATAAATTCTCCCTGTCCCACGAGTTTGATTAAAGGTAACTAATGCTTCAAGCAACTTAATCATGTGTCGCTCTCCTCCACCACCTTCTGCTTCATCCTTCATCAGCATATGCAACGCAAACATATCAGGAGCATATTGTTGTAGTTGTTGTTCAAGTGGTGTTAATGGTTTATTCATTGTTGTGTTCTAAATTCCATAGCTGATTTTCTAAATTAGTAATTTGATTCCACAAATCATTTCTTTCTGCCAGATCATTAGAACAGCTAAATTTTACTCTCAGTTTGATTAATTGCTCTTCTATCAATTCCATTAAAATTCCCCTCTCAATTCACTAAAATCTATACTGTCTTCCCCTGCAAAATTAACATCAGTTGTTATATCAGCAGGTGGAATATATGTCCCTGGAATTTTACCATAGCCAATTTTATCACGTATTTCTTCAAAGTAATGTTCATACATACAGTTAAGATCAGCCAGGGCATCCATCATATGATCGTTAAGTTTTAATGGTTGTTCTGAGTCATTTGCTAATTGATCTTTCTTTTCAGGCCATGAATATGTCTCATGCTCCCAGATAGTTTTTTCACACCGTGGATGCACGAAATATCTAGGCTTACCTGACAATTTATTAACTTGTAACCGTGTAGCCCATCGCTGTATTTTATATCTCACATAATTAACATTTGTTTCACCACTTTGTTTTTCAACTCCTACAAAATTGTGCCCAAACTGATTAAGCTCTAATATATCTCCTGCTGCTGCACTATCCATGGTTTCATATTCGTAACTTTTAATGCCAGTTGTTTCATCAAGTGCAAGCAATTCATCGTGTAAAACAGTATTAGTCATACCAACTTTATAGAGTTCATGCGTCTGATAAAAATCACCCTCTTTATTCACAGCAATGATAGGAATAGCAGAGGGGTTGGTATATCCTCTATCGAGTCCACGAATCCAATAAACAGGTTGAAATTCATCAAGCGATATATCTTTGACATGAATCAATCTATCAAACTCTTTATAAACAAGCCCTGTATATTTTCTGAAATCTGCCATGTATTCCTGATAAAACACGTCTTCTAACAGATCGTCTTTCTTTTTATCTATTTCCTCTTTTTTGATTGTAGGATTATCATAGGAGGTAAACCGCCATGATTTATAATCTCCTGATTGCCTTTGTCCTAAATTAAATAAATCATAGAAATGATTGTAGCCTTTGGGAGTTCCAATAAATATTGCTGGTGCTGAATTATCAAGAAGAGTAGCAGATAGTACTTCTTCCCAGAGCCATGACCATGCTCTAATAGATGCAATTTCATCAACACATAACCCTCTCAGTTTTACTCCTCTTAAAGCATCTGGATTATCAGCACCTTTCAACTCAATCACAGAGCCATTAATCAACGTGACACTCCTACCCTCATATTTCTTAGCAATCAATTGCTGCGGAAATTCTCTAAGCATTTCACGCCAATGATTCTGTACTGATTGCGTGTATGTCGGTGAGACTATCCAATATAATCCTTGCTGTTTCATTGCCATTTGCAACAAAAGCATTCTAGCAAGTGTAGATTTTCCAAAGCGTCTCCCAGCACAAATAATACGATAACGATGGGGATCATTTGCAACTTCCAATTGAGCAGGAGTCAGAGCAATAGTAAGTTTATTCATTTTTCAGATTAGTAAAATCAATCTGCACATCTCCATTAATTTGAGTGTTATTTTGATTCAGCACTTTAGGCCCTGTAATGTTCTCATATTTAGGCAATGGCATTCCCATATCTTTTGCCAAAGCGTAGAGCATGTTTATATCTTTTCTTTCAATCAAAACATTATTATACAGGTCTAGCATTCTTCCGTAAGTCAAACCTTGTGCTTCAAAATACTCTTTTCGCAAATTGTTAACCTTTGTTATATTTTTAGAACCAATTACTCGTGCAACTCTATAAGCCTTTGGATCTTCCCTATCAAGGTTGTATGCTTTCAATGCAGAAGCTGTAGCATTCCCATAAGTATCTTTATTCTTTTTATCTAAAAAATAAGACTCCCATAGTTGATATTTTGGGGTCAAATAATATGATTTAGCAACTTCTATTTTTGCTTCTTGAAGTTCTTTTTCTTCATCTGGTTTGACAGCTAAATCACTCATCTTGTTTTTCCGGCTCCTTATATAACCATCCCTCAAGTTCTTTTGCACAACTATCAGGGCATAAATCTAATTCTTTATTTAACGGCAATTGAACACGATAAGGTCGCCCGGTAATTTCTTTACTACAAATTGGCCTGTCACAAAAATGTTTACTACTCATAAAGTCTTTCTATATTGTTTCATCCAATCTTTCCCCCAATAATATGTTTCATCTGAATTTGGTTTAGCTAACCATTCACGCTGATTTTTATATCCTCTTTTTATCGCTTCAGCGTTTGCAGCTTTATCAACTGCTCTTTCACATTTTCTGTGAAGAACATAATATATATCTTTTTTTGACTTATGCAATCTTTTACAAATAGAACAATAGGCTTTATGCAATATCATAAAAATATTTACTTATATCAAATACCAATTTGCAGAACGGCTACAAAAAGGTATTTAACAACATCTCTAATAGGATGTTATTCCATTTTCGTTATTATATGGAACTCCTTTACCTAACACATCAAAATCACGTGAAACTGGATTTGTTTCAGCTCTTTTTACTTTTGGTAGTCCAGCATGTCCAGTTCTGGGTGCTACTAAAGGATAGTTTGTTGGGACACCAATATCAGAAACAACAGGTGTTGCAAGTGTATCTGCAATTGGGTCACGTGTCACTCCTATATCAAAGCGTATATTTGTAATTGGATTTGGCATAATCAATCACCTCCTTTAAATAAAACATTCGTTAAATGAAAATTCCAAATAAGATAATTAATAAAAACCTCTTTACATGTAATACAATAAATTTTCATAGCTTTTCCGACAGAGACAACAAGGACGGCTTATTGTCTCAAGCAGTAAACTATTTGCCCTCACTTGCAAGCTTTGTCCAATAAGCTGCCTGAGCAAAAGATGCCTTAGCCATTTCAACAGCAAGTGTTTTATTTTGCGATTCCAGAAACGCAATTGCATCACTTGTTTCTGACTCCAGCTTATCCAAGGTATATGGTTCATCTGGCTCAGGTGCTGGTGGTTCTTGAGGAGCTTCCGGCACAACTTCTGGTTGTGCAGGCTGTTCCGCTGGCTCCGCAGGAACTTCAGCAGGTGTTTCGGCTGGTGCTTGTTCTACAACAGGTGGTGCTGGTTCTACTGGCTGTTCCGCTGGTGTACTCTCACTTGGTGGATTAGCAGCTTTTTCAGCTTCCTGTCGTCTTTTAATTTCTGCTTGAAGATCATTTTCTTCTTGCATAGAACGGTTTGGCTTATTCAGGAGTTCTAAATAATTTCCATCCGTCATTCCTTGATTTTCGTCCATCTTATTCACCTCCCTCCTGTAAAGGTTTTTTAAAATCTTTTTTATCAGCAACAAAATGGCATGATGGACATTCTATTTCAGAAGCTTTAGCAATTTTATCTGTCATCAGAAATTCATTAAGAGCAGTTGAGATTCTTTTGTTTTTTGTCCCCATCATATATTTGGACCAATCAAGCGTATAGCTTTCTGAAGTATTAGCAAACTTATCCCAATCAAATTGACCGACATGTCCTTGATCTATGAGTGACCAATCTTGCATCCCGTCTTCTTTAGATTGATAGCGGTCTGCACTTTCTACTCCATCAACTTTGACATACCATAACCCATCATCTTTTTGGAAGAATTCAAGGTTTTTAATCCATATGCGTTCAACTCCTAACTGTGTATATGCTTTCAATCTTTTATTTCCAGCAAGCACCCAATAAATATTTGCTTCATCTGATGTAGTTACAATGAGAGGCTTAAATTGTGGTTTTTTTTCTATTTCTTCTTTTACTAAATCAATATCAGTTTGCGTGTAGGTTTGGAGATTTCCAGGCCATTCTTTAATTTGTGCGGTGGGTAGTGTTAGATATTCCATTTTGTCTAAAGATTACACAACTATTTAATTTTTTGCAAGTCTTCCCCCTCAAGCAATTTCAGGACCTCATCTTTTGAAACACAAATTTTTAGCTCACGTTCATCATATAACACATTTAATTTCTCAATTCCTTCCCGTATCCTCTCCTGCTCAGCTTTAATAGCTTCTTTAGAATCAAATACTTCAGAACAATTCATACATTGATGAACTGGGCATTGCCCAACTCGAGCATAATTTAATTGAGATTGTTTTAAATGCTCCTGATTAATACACATTGAGTTTTCATCATATCTACGACAACCACATGCTAATTGCTTTTTAGTTTTCATATATACTTCTCGTCAATAATAATATGCATCCTCTCTTCTTTGCTAATATACCAATCAAAATATATCCCGCTAATTGCATCCCATCCATCATTTTTAATAACTCCCGCCTGAGCTAAGCCATCTAGTAACCATTTCGTATTTATAAGTAAGTTATCTTTATCACGTCTCTTATCTTTAAGATAAAATGTAATACACACTGATACCGGCAATTGCATTGCTTTAAGCTTTTTAACTTTTGCCTCCCAGGTAACAGCTGTTGTCCATTCTTTCTTAATAGCTGCTGCTTTATATCGATTTGTTCTCTCAGCCTTTATATACGTATTCAGATCCATTAATTTTTTATTTTTGATTATTAAAGTTTGTTGCATATGTATTGTTATTGGGTTATTCTCCGTTAGCCTCGATAAAATCAATGAGTTCACATTTAATCTTAAATGCATCAACCAATATCTCATCAAAACTCGTAACGTCATCCTTTTTGGTTAAAGCAAGTGTATGATTATCGAAAATCTCGTCAATTTTATTTTGTATTTCTTCTCTATTCATAAAATCGTTTGTTAGTTGGCCTTATTTTTACAATATTTACATTTTCTCCAATAACCTTTTTTAACTTTTCCGTTTTTACACTGATGATAAATGATTTTAATTATTTCTTCACCCATACTAATCTGAGTAATTACGCTTGAAAACTTAGGAAAGCGGGGGAAGCGTGCACTGATAACACTCTACCTCTTCCCCCAAAGCTATGTGAATAACCTTAAGGCTTACGCCTTCCTAAAGTTTCAATCCGAATTACTTCTATTCTTCCACGCTGTCTTCAATCTCCCATCCACAAATACTACAAAAGACTTTTCCATCTTGAATAAAAGTTTTCTCATGTTTACAGGTATTTATAATTTCATCACTCATAGCATGTCTTTGTTCAATTGCTCCCTCAAATGGTTCTATTCCGATAAGTGACTGTTTACTCACAAAAGACATAATTATTAAATGTGCCAAGATTGAGATTTGCACTCCGCACACAAATATTGTGACGACTACTAGGATGACTTGATTATATACTTTCGTAAACGGTTCCTAGCTCTTGGCATAATTAGTTCGATTTTTAACTACATCATCGTGCATACATCATAATGTAGTTAAAATGTTCGATTAGTCGGCATTATTTCTATTAAATACGATAAGTAATATAACAATACCTACCATTCCAGCAACAAAGTCCTGTTTATAAATTGCATAATTATAAAAAATAATCGCCAAGAATTGCCATAATAATAAAAATCCTGTTGATTTTGAAATTTTAATCTTCATTTATACAAACACTTATTATTACGCTTGATTAGCCTCAAGAATTTCAGGATATTCGTATATATTTCCTATCACTTCTGCTTCTCTTGGATTAAAATAAAAAGCCCAACCGAAAGCTCTATATCCGCTTTCAGGTTCCATTACTTCTTCCCAACTAAAAGTATCCGGCTTGTAATCGGGATGTTTTAGAATATCGCCTTCGTAAATCTCTTTATCATTTATATCCTTCAAGCCAGTATATTGCATGATTTCAATATTGCCTTTTCCCTGAATGACATCGCTTGCATACCATGACTGCATTAACTTATGGTTAAGCATTTTATCCATAAAATACATTTTCTTTTCGTCTTTATCGTATGCTCTAAATTTTAGTTCTCTATTCATAAAAGTGATTCATTTTACGCTTGAGAACTCACTACTGCTCAGCACCGACATATTATTGCCATCCTGCCGGTCTATCGCCAGGCACTCTTCAACTAGCTGAGCATGAGTCAATTTTCAATTATCCCACTCATAAGACCAACTCAAACCTTCTCCACTCAAGCAATCGTTATCCACAACCGTTTCTTTACACCTTCCGTTTATCAAATGTTCAATAACGGTGATTTCAAGATCATGCTTTATGTGTTTTGGTGCTAATATTTCTATTGCTGAGTTTTTCATGCTTAAAAATCAATGTTCTTCGGATTTTTTACTAGTTCCAATATATCGTTATATGCTTGCTGGTATCCTTTTATGTAACAGTTTTTACAATCTACTTTATTTGCTTCTTTTTTGATTTTTTTAGGATTCCAAGCTTTTAATAAATTATCTTTTGTTAATTCCATACGTGTAAAATGGTCGTTTATTCCGTGTGTTCCTCGGTTATATCTTTTACTGTTGTTTGCCAAGTAACAAGTTTAAGAATCTGTTTGCTTTTAGTTCCGAGTTTATTATAAGCATTGACTGCATCAGTTATATTGCTGAATTCTTCAAAATGATGATTACATTCCTCATCGCTTGCGCCGACTGCAATTTCATCCCAATTATAATAAACAATATATTTTTCTTTTAACATACTTCGACTAACCTCCATTATTCCGTGCTCTTTGGCACATCATATAAATATTTATCCTTGATACATTTCTCTAAATATTCAATATGAGCATCAATTTCTTTTTGTCGTTTCGGATTATGTCCAACATTTATCTTTTCTTTTTTCCAGGAAAGAATAGTCTTTTGCATATTGTTGATTGCTTCTTCTGATAAGATTTTATTATCGCTCATACTTCTATACGATTTTAGGCTTAGATTTCTCTATTCGATTGCATTATCGCTCCTGCATGTCTTGTTGATGCTTCCCAAAATGTCGGATCATTTTGCTGGACATTTGAAACAAAATCCCGTCTACCCTTACTCCATTCGTCAATTTCTTTTTTATCTCCTAAATAACAATGATTACAAATAAATGTCCATTCCCCATAAGTCCCCGCAACTTTATTATTTCCATTGTAAAAATCGAATTGTGAGCAACCAATCCCGTCTGGATATTTCTTAATTGGGATATGCCAAATACACTGACATTGTCGCCTTCCAAAAACTTTACCAATAAAGTCTAGTAAAAATCTCTGCTTATGTTCTGTATGTTTTCTACTCATAATTACTATTGTTAGTCTGCATCTTTATATTTTTCAGGGTGTAAAACCTTATCTACTTTTACAAATCTGCCTTTCTCGTCTTTGAAAATATAGTGAGCCTTTAATTTGAATCCGTTAAGAATAAAATCACTCAACTCTTTTTTAATCTCATATCCATCAATATCAATTTTATCTACCAATGACTTGCTACCAGTAATCTCAAGATTGATAATTTCTTGGTTAGCTAGTGTAATTTTTAATGTTTTGGTTATATTTTCTTCCATATTATTTGATTAAATGTA